CAGTTTTCTATGAGAATGGCACATGGGTAGCGGGTGGCTTCGGTGGAGCGCTGAGAACGAGTACAGATAACGCTATAACGTGGAATACGCAAACAAGTAACTTTGGAAGTTCTAGTATTAACACAGTTTTCTATGAGAATGGCACATGGGTAGCGGGTGGCTTCGGTGGAGCGCTGAGAACGAGTACAGATAACGCTATAACGTGGAATACGCAAACAAGTAACTTTGGAAGTTCTAGTATTAACTCAGTTTTCTATGAGAATGGCACATGGGTGGCGGTTGGTGCGGGTGGAACGCTGAGAACTTCAGTCTTATCAACTGCGATATTAAACCCTGTTGGAACTGTTTACGGTGCTTTCTAATGAATAAAAATCTTAAAAATAGTTACTACGAGTCTGGAGAAATTGTTTTTGGTATTCAATCTCCAAGCGCAGGTTGGATTAAGCTCGACGGGACAGTTCAACAAGTTTCTTCTAAGATAGCATCTAAGTTGGTAACAATTGTTTGGAGCACACAAACACCTAGCGTTATTTCTTTAGCCATTGCTATGCGCGCAGTTGCTTATGGCAACGGTGTATGGGTAGCGGGTGGCCAGAGTGGAGCGCTAACAACGAGTACGAATGACGGTGTAACGTGGAATACGCAGACATCAACTTTTGGAATCTTAAACATCAACGCAGTTGCTTATGGCAACGGTGTTTGGGTAGCGGGTGGCCAGAGTGGAGCGCTGAGAACGAGTACGAATAACGGTGTTACGTGGAATACGCAAACAAGTAATTTTGGAGCTTCTCAAATCGCTTCGGTTGCCTACGGCAACGGTGTGTGGGTGGCGGGTGGAAACGGCGGAGCGCTGAGAACGAGTACGAACGACGCGGTTACATGGAATACGCAAACTAGTCAGTTTGGAGCTTCTGCTATCAACGCAGTTGCTTATGGGAACGGAGTATGGGTAGCTGGTGGCGCAGGCGGAGCGCTGAGAACGAGTACAAATGACGGTGTAACTTGGAATACGCAAACAAGTAATTTTACTACTACTATCTTTTCGGTTGCTTTTGGTAACGGTGTTTGGGTGGCGGGTGCGAGCGGCGGAGCGTTGAGAACGAGTACGGATACGGTAAACTGGAATACGCAAACAAGTCAGTTTGGAAGTTCTCAAATCATTTCAGTTGCGTACGGCAACGGTGTATGGGTAGCGGGTGGCCAGGGTGGAGCGTTGAGAACGAGTACGGATACGGTAAACTGGAATACGCAAACAAGTCAGTTTGGAACTTCGTTTATCTTCTCAGTTGCTTACGGCAACGGTGTTTGGGTAGCGAGTGGTTCGAATTCAACGCTGAGAAGATCAGGTAACTCTCAAACTTTTACTACTCCTGTAGTTAACCCTGCCTACAATATCTTTGGTTGGATGAAACTATGAATAATGGCGCCTCTAAATTTAATGCACAATATAAAACTGGAGATTTAATATACAGAGCAAGTAAATTAAGCAGTCCAGGACCAGGTTGGCTCAACCTTAGCACAACTCAAACTGTATTCAGTAACTCTACTCTAGGCAAACTACTTCCAGTGTACTCTAACTGGAACACGCAAACAAGTCAGTTTGGCTCATCTCAAATCGCTTCGGTTGCCTATGGTAACGGTGTGTGGGTGGCGGTCGGCGTGGGTGGAACGCTGCGCACGAGCACGGATAACGCGGTGACGTGGAATACGCGAACTAGTAATTTTGGTGCTTCTGCTATCAACGCAGTTGCTTATGGCAATGGTGTGTGGGTAGCGGTCGGCGTGGGTGGAACGCTGAGAACATCAACGGATACTGTAAACTGGAATACGCAAACAAGTCAGTTTGGCTCATCTCAAATCGCTTCGGTTGCCTATGGGAACGGAGTATGGGTAGCTGGTGGCGCAGGCGGAACGCTGAGAACGAGTACAAATGACGGTGTAACTTGGAATACGCAGACATCAACCTTTAATGATGTTTTATCAGTTGCGTATGGGAATGGTGTTTGGGTTGGAGTTGCTCAGGGACAGTTGCGCACAAGTACAAATGACGGCGTGACGTGGAACACGCAGACTAGTAATTTTGGAGAATTTTCAATGATCTTTTCAGTTGCTTACGGCAACGGTGTATGGGTAGCGGGTGGCGAGCCAGGAGCGCTGAGAACGTCAACTGATAACGCGGTGACGTGGAATACGCAAACTAGTCAGTTTAGACCCTCGTCGTTTATTCAATCAGTTGCTTACGGCAACGGTGTGTGGGTGGCGGGTGACAGTGAAGGAGCGCTGAGAGCTTCAATGGATAATGGTGTAACTTGGAATACACAAACTAGTCAGTTTGGAACTTCTGCTATCCTTTCGGTTGCCTATGGTAACGGTGTGTGGGTGGCGGTCGGCGTGGCTGGAACGTTGAGAACGCTGTCTTTGGCTACTTCTACTTACGTGGTTACATCTATGGGCTCAATACCTGCAGGCTATACTCCATGGATAAAGACGTGATACATTTGTCCTGTGAATAGGACACTTATACGAAATACGATGCTTTTTGTAGCAACTCCTTGCTATGGTGGGTTAGTCAATGAAAAATATACACAATCGTTAATTCAACTAGTGTCTCAGTCAATTCAGTACGACATGAAGTTAGGTTACTTTACACGTTCAAATGAGAGCCTTATTACACGGGCGCGAAATGACCTAACTTTTAGCTTCTTGCAGACACCTGCTACTCACCTTATGTTTATCGACGCTGATATTAACTTTAACGCTGAAGATGTCTTTAAGATGATCTCGTACGACAAGGACATCGTCACCGGCGCCTACCCTACTAAGACTATAAATTGGGAAAGGATGTCTAATTCTAAAGAAACGTCTATACCAGATCTTCAAGCCAACGCAATTAGGTACGCCTCTGAAGCGTCCAACGCACCTAAAACAAAGGAAGGTCTTCTTGAGGTTACAGATGGCGCGACAGGTTTTATGCTTATTAAACGTGCAGTAATAGAAAAGATGATTAAGCACTACCCAGAGACACGATATACCCCAGAGGTCTACGATGATCCTTCGCAAAAAGGCATGCCTAAATATGCGTTGTTTGATACAATGATAGAGAACGGTCGCTATCTAAGTGAGGACTATACGTTCTGTCGCAGGTGGCAAAACATGGGCGGTAAGGTCTATGTTGACCCGACTGTTGTACTAGACCACGTAGGGACATATACATTTAAGGGCGGAGACATCGGTGCAAGTACCACACTTTAATGTTCTAATTGCAACACCAGGGCACTCTATGCAACAGGCGTATGTGCGCAGCTTGGTGAAGACTATTTACTATTTTGATCATGCTGGAATTACATGGAACTTTTTAACTGAATACTCCTCGCTAGTTGCTGACGCTCGTGAAAAAACTATCGGAGGTCTTGGGTACCAAGATCCTACCGACTCGCGACCGGGGCAAGGGCTTCATACGTATGACCGCATTCTGTGGATTGACTCCGACATTGAGTGGGAACCCGATGACATAGTTCAGCTATTTAGCAACGACGTTGATGTTGTATCAGGCTGCTATATGCTTGCAAACGAAGAGGTAACTGTCTACCCTAAGGTTCTTCGTGGCGGAATGACTAAGGCTGAAATTATGGCTAAGAAAAAACCGTTTACTGTTCGCGGAGTTGGTTTTGGATTCCTGGCTGTTAAGCAAGGTGTGTTTGAAAAGATTAAGCGTCCTTGGTTTTCACAGTGTGAGGTCGAGGTAATGAACGAGGAGACTGGAGAAGTAGAGTATAAGTTCCCTTTGATGGGTGAGGACCTATCGTGGTGTGAAAAGGTTCACCGCATGGGTGTAGATATATGGGTAGATCCACTAGTTAGAGTCAACCATCACAAGCAGATAAAGATAGAATGGCCAAAATAAGGAGAAATAATGAATAACACATGGATAGTAGTACCTATCATTGATAGCGCATTTAACTACTCTACCCTAATGTCTACTTTAAAGGGTGGGTATACACCGTCTGACATCGTGACAGAGACTGTTGATGAAGAGGGTAATACTATAATTACTACAGAGCCTCATCCTAATGCAGGGATGACCACGCCAGACTTTTCAAACAAAATAGTACTAGTGCATCATACTGCAGGATACTCTGCGACACCTGGAGCAGTAGATGTGCTAGTTGAAGGTGACTTTAATATTGCTAAGCTCTGGAACGCAGGTGTAGAAGAAGCGCGAGATAACGGCGCTACGCATGCGGCGGTGCTTAACTACATCAGCAACGTAAATCCTTTTATCATCGAGGAGGCAGTTGCGCAGGCAGAGACGGTTGACCTGATTAACATCGCGGACGGAGGTTTATTTGTAATTAAGACAGCCTCTGGTCTTAAGGCGGATGAACAGTTTAGCGTGTACTTTGCAGACCTAGATATATTTGCTACGGCATCTTCTTCTGCAAGAGCTTCTGCGGAAGTCTCAGAGATTGTGACGTTTGACGTAGATGAGTTTATCGCAGGCATGTCTGAGAAGATTGCTAACGACGGCGCTCTCTACGAAGCAAAGCACGCATGATTGACCCACAAGGTGGAGAAGACATTATGTTAGCCAACCTGGCTACATATGTAGACCTTGACAAGTACAACGTTAACATTATCAACTCTAAGTGTCGCAAGGAACTTATTGATCTTGATAAGCGCAACGTACTTTGGCAACACGTCCCTGCAGATCAGCAGGCGGTGCAAGGAATTAGAGATAAGTATTTTAATCGTATGGTTGATGCGTATGTTTATGTGTCACATTGGCAGCACGAGAAGTTTCGCTACATTCATCAAATCCCGCTGGACAATGCGTATGTCATCAAGAATGCCATCGCGCCAATCGAGCTGATTGAAAAGCCTAAGGATAAGATAAAACTTATCTATACGTCTATGCCGTATAGAGGTTTAGCAATTCTTCTTGACGCTTTTGAGGCGCTTAATCGAAATGATGTAGAGTTAGATGTGTACTCGTCTACCATTATCTACGGCCAAGAGTACGTTGAGCATGAAGGCGACAAGTTTGAAGAGCTATTCGAGCGTGCCCGTAACATGAAGAATGTTAACTACATGGGCTATGCTCCGCATGAAGACGTTATTAAGGCTCTACAGCAGGCACACATTTTTGCCTATCCTTGCATCTTTGAAGAGACAGCGTGTCTTTCTATGATTGAGGCTGGAGCTGCGGGATGCAACTTAGTCGTAACAAACATTGGAGGGCTGCCAGAGACAGGATCTGTCTACGCTAACCTAGTGCCTATCCAAGCTGATGAAGACATACTAGTACAAAACTATGCTCAGGCTCTGAACAAGACTATTGATAACTTCTGGTCCGACGAGAACCAAGGGTTTCTTAAAGAGCAATCTGCTTTCTACAACACACATTACTCATGGGAAAAACGCAAACACGAGTGGATCAAGCTTCTAGATAGTCTGCCTGAAGTAGAATAATGCCTACGTCAGCAAAGTTTAAGTAGATAAAGAATGTTTTCTTACGTTATTCTTGATAAGGTATGACCATGAAAGTTGCCGCATACGCCATCTCGTTAAACGAGGAAAAGCACGCTGCCCGCTGGGCAGAAACTACCAAGCACGCGGACTTCCGCCTTGTGTGTGATACCGGATCCACAGACCGCACGGTTGAGATCCTACGTGAGCACGGAGTCATAGTTCATGAAATTAGCGTCAAGCCTTGGCGCTTTGACGTTGCCCGTAACACCGCACAAAGTTTATTGCCCAATGACATAGACGTGTGCTTGTCGCTTGACATGGACGAGCTTGTAGATGAAAACTTCTTTGAGGAAGTTAAGAAGCAGTGGGTAGACGGAGCTACAAAAGGCTGGTGTGAGTTTGACACCGGACACGTTTGGTGGGGTTGTCGCCTTCACTCGCGGCACAAGATGTATTGGAAATATCCAATTCACGAGGTATTCGTTCCTTCGCTTGATACTGAAAACATCAGCTGCCAAATCAAGGGAGTTAAGATGTATCACAAGCCGGATAACTCTAAATCACGTGGGCAATATTTACCTATGCTTGTTGCCGCGTCAAAGGAGTTTGGTGAGGATCACCGCATCTGGGTCTATCTATGTCGTGAATACTACTTCTATAAGCAGTGGGAACTTGTTATCAGCGCGGCTGAAAAGGTAACTGAGTTTAGTAAGGACTGGTACATCGAAAGAGCCGCGGTATGTCGTTGGGCATCTGAGGCTTCACGCAACATCGGCAAGAAGGAAGAAGCGCACGTTTGGGCAGACAAGGCAATTGAAATTGACCCTTGCGGAGAAAATTATTACGAGAAAGTACGTTGCTACTATGACGGCGGAGACTGGGGCGGAGTCTGGGAAACATGTAAGCTTGTTGCCGCGTGTGCAAAGACAGATCACTATCTTTCATCCGAAGCGCTATGGCGTTGGCAGCTAGATGATATGCGCGGGCTGTCTGCGCACTACCTAGGTGATAGAGATAAGGCTGTACAATATGGTGAGGCTGCACTTGCCGGAAATCCCGAAGATGAACGCCTAAAAACAAACCTAAGGTTTTATCGAGCAGGAATCGAGGCACAACTAAATGGAACAGCCTGATGTATTTGTTGCACTTCTTGTAAAGCAAAAGGAAGCCGTGCTTCCTTTATTTCTTGAGTCGCTCGAGGCTTGGGATTATCCTAAGGAAAAATTATTTCTTTATATCCGCACAAATAACAACACCGACAATACCGTACAGATCTTAGATGACTGGATAGAAAAAAATGTTCATCTCTACAAAGGCTGTGTGTATGATAAGCAAAACGTTGAGCAGGCTGTTGAGCGTTTTAAGCAACACGAGTGGAACGGCGAAAGATTTAGGGTCCTTGCAAAAATTCGTCAACAAAGTTTTAACGAGTGCCTTGATACTGACTGCCAGTACTATTTTGTGGTAGACGTTGATAACTTTATATTTCCTGAAACGCTTAACGAGCTTATTAAGCTAGACCTACCGATCGTAGCTCCGTTTATTCGCTATGCGGTTGCGTTTGGCGACAACGTAGACGACGAGGAAACTGCAAAGGAACGTGAAGGACACCTTGGACAGTACTATGCTAACTACCATCACATAGTAGATGACTACGGCTCAATCGTGGCAAACGACGCTTACTACCAGGTGCTAGAGCAAAAGGTTAAGGGACTTATCGAGTGCATGTGCGTTCACTGCACGTATTTAATTAAGCGCGAGCATCTTTCAGAGCTTTCATATCTAGAGGATTCTGATCGCTGGGAGTATATGGTGTTCTCGAACTCCGCGCGCGATAAAAATATTAAACAGTACTTAGATAACAGAACTATCTACGGTATCCTTACTTTGTCAGAAAACGCAGGCGCATCGCGCTGGTGGTACGAGTATCTAAAGGATAAAGAAGATAGAGCTGAAGCGTATAAAGATCGCTGGCTACGCTAGCGGTTTTTCCTTCTTAGGCTTCTTTTTCTTTTCCTTATCGCGCTCGCTTTTTGCTAGCTTCTCTTCGCGTTGAATATGATACGCATCAACCGCATTAGCACTTGTTCGTGAGCGCCAGGTAAAGTCACAAGCCTCGCATTGAACAAGACGCATGGTTGCCCAACGGCCTCCGCCTGGAACATCTACTACCAATGTCTTAAGTTTATTTGGTCGTGCGTTGCAGTAAGGGCACTGTGGAAAACGCTGTCTACGAGACTCTTGCCCGTTCCAGGATACGGAAAGTGTACGACGAATTTCTCCTTCGTCTTTTCCTCCCCAGATTCCCCAGATCTGCTTGTGTTCTAACGCCCACTTTAGACATTCTTTTCTTACAGGACATGAGAAGCAAAGATTCTTTGCCTGGTATTTTTCTGCAGGCTCGGATGAAAAAAAGAAATCTCTAAAATCCTCGTTTACCTGTTGTCCACATGCTGAATCTTTTTGCCAACTAAGATCTAGTGATCCGCTCATTCTGCGACTACCTCGACCCACGTAATAGGAGTCAAGCCATCTACGCTGTCGCCTTCGCGTGTTTCACCGTCTTCATCGCACGCGGTTAATTCGTTATCACCGTCTACTTCTCCTGCGTAACCATAGTTAATCAACGCGGAGTCAAGATACTTAAATCCGTTGCCTAATGATACGGATATACCGTCGCGTTGTAATGCAGACGCGAGTGCACGACGAATAAGCTCGTTCTCTAGATCTATATGATCCTCTGTGAAGAAGGTAACCGAATGGTCGTGTAAAGGCTCGTAGCCTTCACCCGTCCATTCCTTCCACAAAAGCTCACCTATACGTGAGTCTTTCACAATTCCCCTTAGCGCTATCGTCGTTAAGGGAATATTACACTGAAAGGTGGATCTTCGCGCGGATAAACGCAGATTATTTTAGAACAATAAATTACCTCAGGTCAGGCATAAAAGTGTCTCTAAGCGCCACTGAGCAATGCCTACATGTTGTTGTAGGTGCCGAGCTGGAGTACACCGTTCATGTCAGGCCATAGGTATTGGTAGTACTCTGGGCGATAGCCTTTATCCTCTGGCCAGCCGAACTGAGAGTACCACTCGTACTCCTTGCGCAGCAACGCAACGCGGTGGGTAGACGCAATTTGCTCGTATACGTCTTTATCCTTAAACCAGTAAGGGAATGTTAACTCGTCACTGATACGACCTAGCTCAAGAGCGCGGACTAGCGTTCCTTCAATCTTAGGAATCATCGTAGATTTGTAACCGCGAGCCAGCCACTCGTCACACATCTTGACCGCGTATAAGGCTAAGGCTTTTTCGTGGCCTTCCCACATCTTCGCCGCAGGGTGATTGCGCCAACCCTTAGGGTCACGGTGGTCTCCTTGTGGATTGAGCGAGGTAAGCACAAGCATAAGCTGCCATGCCTCAAGGACCTGCTTGTTAAGGCGCTTGTTATCTAGCTCCTGGGCAATGCGCTCAAAGGAGTCGGTATGAGGTACAAAGGTTTGCATGTATTCGTCCGTTCGTCATTTTAGTAAATTATAACAGGAACTACAGCTCGTCGGGCGTAGGCTCCTCGCGTATAGCTTCTTCCTCTAACTCATCTAACTCTGCGTCTTCCCCGTCTAGCTCGATGGAAGATATATAGATACCTACCACGGTCAATCTTCCGCAGACGTAACAGTCCGACACCGCGCCTGGAGATAATTCAATTGGAACCGTAACGCTTATCAGACGGGTAATAATGTTGCCGCTGATGTCTACGCTATCAGCTTCCCATAGACTGTTTTCGTCTATCCAGCATCTTTCACAGATCGGCACGAGACTGTCATCGTACGTGCGGATATGCTTCATTCGCTAACGGTCTCCATGGGGCTACTGTACCACTTTTTCTTAGCGTAGTGTCTGGAGAATCCCTTATCCGCGTCGATAAGATATTCCCGATCTCCAATTAACTCTGCGTCTGGTCCTTGTGGGTTCCCGTCAAGTGAATCCTTAAGAGCCTTACCAATCCAATTTGCAGCCTGCACAGGAACAGCCTTGCCCCATACAGCTGCAAGGTGCGAGTAGTCGCGTGCGCTTTCAATGTTCCAATCATCAGGAAGACCCTGCATGCGAGCAGATTCTCTATGTGTAATAAGTCGTGGCTGCGTTGGGTGAACAACGTGATCTAGCGCAGAGCCTGTGAGCACGTTGCACCAGTGATCTTCCTTCCAGCGATATGGTTGAGAAAATCCAAGCTTAAAATCTTTACGGATAACGCGAGGCGAGATGTCGATCCATTTCTGAGGAAACTTACCGTCGTTTAAGTCTACGGCTTTTTTAAGTGCGCCACCTGTGTCGCCGTTTCCTTCCCAGCCATCGTTTCCGATGATGCTAAAGATCTCTTCAATACGTTGCGCATGGATATTTGATTTACCGATGTGTCCGTCAACCATGTTGTTTTTTGTGCGCAGGTGCTTAACGTACTTTGACGGAGATGGCGCGGTATACTTTTGCTTGTTCCATGTCTGAGGCATCTCGGCAAGATCACCGATGATGTCCATGATACGTGGAAGTTGTTTTGGCTCGGTAATCGGTGTTGAAAACTTAAGACCAGACTCAACCGCTACCCAGAAGTAGCGTGGGCGATATGAAAATCCACCAACTTGTAGGTTATTTTCCTTAACATGATACAGATCATATTTTTTACCGGAGACCTGCTCAACCATGTCGCGATACTTAACCATTACGTCGCGTCCTTGCGTGTATGCCTGTTGAACGCACTCGAAAACAATAGCGCGTGGTTTTACCCGTCCTGCGTATTTCATAAAGGCTACTGTGTGCTCGTGCGCCTTAGAGTCAGGTCCACGGTTAGCAGGGCCAGACCACACAGACCAACCTGAGCAAGGAGGGCAACCCATAACTACGTCTGCCTTTTGTACGCGCCATTCATTAGGATCATCTGAAAACTCCGCGGTCCAATCATCTCCAAGAAGATGACGGTTGTTTTCTGCAACGACGTTTCCAAAGTTTAGTGTTCCTGTGCGCTGAATCATCTTCATGTCATTTTGGACAAAGCCAAGACTCATGAACGCGGCAAGCCCGTTGCAGTCAATAAAGGTATGTTGTGACAAGGCAATAACCCTTCGTAGTTCCTAGGGTAGGACCTTATACCGACTTACCATTTACCGCGTGCTATCTACGCAGAAATATTGGCATTCTTTTCTAGCTCCAACATACCTACCTCGTAGCCACAACCTGCGTATCCCGCGATATCAATCCAGGTATCTCCCTGGAACCCAGACTTATTCGCGTAACGCGCAACCTTTAACCCAACCATCATCATCGCGACATCTTCATTTGATATCTCGACGCCGAGGATCATTGACCATACCTTTGAGATACGGGCAAAGTTTTCCTCAGGACCTCCGTATTGCGTGTCCCTGTCACCTGTGATGATCTTTGCGGCCTCGCGTAAAGCCTCAACACGATACTGAACTACTGCGTCATTTTCTGTCATTTATCTTCTACCTTCGTGCGAATAGTAATGATTCCTGTAAGTACGTTTCCTTCATCGCGTTTGTCCTTGATCTGCAACTCCGAGTCCACAGGCAGGGTTGCGTTTTCGTCACCGCAAAAATCCTGCCAACGCTGCTTAGCACCTTCCATAATCTCAGTCAAGGTAGATCCTGTAATAAAAAATTCAACTGTAGATCTCATTATTGAACTCTCTTTTGAAGTTGATGAGGTGAGTAATGCGCTCCGTCAAGGATAGGTTCCTTATCGTCGTTAGACTTAAAGATGATGTCGCCGTAGCGAATTCCTACAACCTTGCCTCTACGCCCGTTATGCATAGAACCTGTAGAACCTTGATACGCATCAAGTTTTACACGTACCTGATCTCCTACGGTAATTGCTCCTGGTTGCGCATCAATCCATACCTCGTTGGCAACCTCAGGAGTTACCGCGTGACCAAGCGCTAGCTTGTTAAATAACGCAAGTACTTCTTTTTGCTGAGGATCAGATAATTTTAGAGGCTCCCATGCGGAAAGAAGTTTTAGTAGCGCATTTCCTACGCCGACCTTAACCTTTGCCTCCTGCATCTGTTCTTTAATCCATTGCTCGTTGATCTCAGGCACTGTAATCTACCTCCCTTGGTAAACATTTTGCGCACATTTCTGGGCTTGCGCCACGACCTACGTCGTCAATTGCGCGCTGACACAGAGCACACTTTACTCCAATGTCTTTAACTTTATATCCGTCTAGTTGTCGTTGCTTATTGCGTTCCATCTTTTCAAGGTAAAACTTATCGAGCATCTCGTCTGTTCCGCCAGCCGCAACGATAATGTTGGCGACAAAGTGCAAAACGTCTACCGCTTCCTTAATTACTTCTTCTCTATCTGCATACGGTGCGTCGTGTTGCCAAGGCTTCCATGAGATTGCCTGGCGCATCTCGGCTAGTTCGTCATCGATAGCTAGCATGTTCCAACGCATATACTCAACAAGACGACGGATGTTCTGAGGCTTATCGCCTTGCATTTCTTCATAGTTAATAAAGTATACGTCTTTTTGTAGATCACGTGTACGCTTTAACCAGTTATTGAACAAGATGGACATTAGTTTGCTCTTTTC